GCAGGAGTAGTTACAATAGAGGGGGCTGTAATAAATACTCAATCACTAACCATAAAAATACTACCTAGTGATTTTATGCCTGATGATGGAGGAAGACCAGCGATGATAGATGATACTAGTGGTGATAGATGGTTAGAGTCACATGGAACGTTAAAGCTATTTGCTTTTGTACATATTCCTTCAGGGTTTAAAGCTACAGATGTTTATATATATGGTAGTGCTACATCAGCAGTTACGGTATACGAAGCAGATATAAACAGTGCAACAGTAACCAGTAAGGGTACTGGGAATATAGGAACGTCAATAAATATAACTGATGTTACGGCAGATACTACTAATTATATAATGATAGAGTTAGCTCAAGCATCAGGAGAGAGAGTTTACGGAGGAAAAATGACAATAGCAGCAGTATAAGATATGGCACTAGCAAGTAAGAAATCAGAGGCAGTACACGGTAGAACAGGGGCTGCAAAAGAAGCACTAAAATCAAGTTTTGACTCTACTAAACATATGGAACTAGAGAGGTATCCACCCGAAGCAGCTATGATATATCAAATGCAACAGATGCAGGAGGATATAGATGAGTTGAGGAGGTACATAATAAGTGCAGAGTTATTAGTTGTATCTTCTGGAGGTAGTTTACCTACTAGAGCCACGGTTAGAGGCTCTGGATTACTTTGGAATGATAGAGGAACAGTAAAAATAGGATAATAAATAAAATAAGATGGCACTAAACGGAAAATATACATCTCTTAAAACAATCATGGAAGAGCTATACGCTGATAACGGTTATCAGTATGAGTTACCGTGGGTAGATGCAATGATGTGGACTGAGGAAGCTTTAAATTTAATAGGGCATCCAAGGCAATACGTCAGAAAAGTTACAGGACATAAAGAGAATCCGAACTTAGATATTAAGAACTATAGAGCGCAATTACCTTGTGACTTCTATAAACTAGAGCAAGTAGCTGTTAACGGTCAACCTGCGGAATATTCAGGGAATACCTTCCACCATTTAATGGATGGAGGTTGTTGTGGTATAGAAGGTTTTACAAACCTAGCTGCCTATGTGAACGAAAACAACTGGGGTACTCTTGTTAAAACAACAGGAGATGACGGTACTGCTGTTTATGAGGAAAGAAATGACTCTCAATCAAATACGAGTGGGGGTATAATGTCCTTCGATATGACGGATGTTATGCTAGGAGATTATGCGCCCATCACGTTTGATTTGAATAACAATAATATAACACTATCAACTAAAGAAGGTAAAGTATGTATGGCTTATCTAGCTATACCTACAGATGAAGAAGGTTTACCTCTTATTCCTGATGATGTAAGTTATAAACTTGCAGTTAAGAAGTATCTTACTATGAAGATTGATTATATCGAGTGGAGAAGAGGTACTATCGCCCCTCAAGTATTTGACCACTCGGAGAGAGAGTGGATGTGGTATGTAGCTCAAGCAGGAAACAAAGCTAAGATGCCTAATCTAGATGGTATGGAGGCTATTAAGAATATGACTATGAGGCTACTTCCTAGGATTAATGCTCATGAAACATTCTTTAAAAGTTTAGGTAAACCTGAAACAAGAAAAAGACACTAAGCTATGAAACAAAGCGCTTTAAATAATTTCAATAAAGGTATGACAAGGGATTTAGGTAAAACTGTCCCTCAAGTAAGTACATACCTTGAAGGTAGGAACATAAGAATTATAGCTAATGAGGATTCTTTGGAGTCAGGTATAGTTGTTAATGTCGATGGGAATGCTTTTTCTTTTAAACTTGAAACCAATTGCCCTCCCTTAAGCGCTTGTTATGAGGCTTGGGACGACCAAGAAAATTCTTGGAATGTATATGACGGGTCTCTTGTCCCTCAATCTAATGTATACGTACACCATATAACAACTGGTGCTATATACTTTTATACAGGAGAAGTATTGGGAGAATTTGATCATACTAGATATGAAGAGTGTGGGCCCATGCCTACAGAGGAAGAGATTGCTGCGTCTTTAGGGCTATGTACCTATGACGCTATAGGGTGGACTACCATCAGAGATACATTATATATTTTTGCTACAGACAATGCTAGCATAAATCCTGGCGGAGTAGATGTAGATATAGAGGAGAGTCCTGTAAGTTTTGGGTGTATATTTAAAATAGAGTTTAATAGTCAATCTAATGCGGCTTCTTCTGTAGAGGTTGTGTACTCGCACCCTGAACTTAATTTCACAAAAAGACACCAAATAGAGGCTATAGGTAGATATGAGTCTAAAAATGTACAAAGACTGTACTGGACAGACAACTTTAATACTGTTAGAACTATTAATGTAAAAGATCCTGATATAGAAGCTTTAACTCCTGAGGATTTAGATATAAATCCTTCTGTAATCTTTTCTACGCCTGAAGTAATAGGAATGATCAGTAGTGGAGAATTACCTGCAGGTATGTACCAGTATGCATATAGGCTTAAAAATTCTTCAGGTGCAGAAACTAGATTCTCTCCCTTCACTAATTTCTTGCATGTAGTGCAAGCATCAGAAGGGTCTACACCTTATTGGGGGTATTCTGAAGACCCTGAAAATATCACTGAATACTCAGGATCTAACCCTGGAGAGATGTGCTCTAAATCTGTTAGACTTAAAATAAGTGGGTTAGATTTAGATTATGATGTTATCGAGGTAGCAGCGATCTACAAATCAACTAATGAAGGTGTCAGTTCTTCGTATATATTTGCCAGACAAACAATATCCTCAGAAACCACTGAAGTATTGCACTCTACATCTACATCTATAATAGGTCTGATTAGTCTTACAGAGCTAACTACATTTAATTATAATATTAGAAAAGCTAAAACTTTAGAAACTAAAGATAATAGATTGTTTTTAGGCAACGTAATAACCCCTCTTCAAGAGCTTCCTTTTGATGCTAAAGCTCCTAGATATAAAAGGAATGATGAGGCGTGGAATGTTACTCCGCTTGCTCCTCAAGGGGATACTACTACATATATAGATGAGGATTTTGATGAGACAGCGGAATATACTACTGGCTCTGCTCCATACCCTGCAGAGTTTGAGAATACCCTTGAAGAAAACCTTAACTCTATAAACCCTTATAATGAACTAAGGGCTATTAATTTAGCGGGCAAGAGGTACGTGTATCAAAAAGATGGTTTTACCTTAGGAGGTGAGGGAGCTAATGTGTCTTATACGTTTATTAAGAAGGTTATAAGTGGAGATAATTTTGTTGGAGGGGCTCCAGCTACTTCACCTCCTTATATAGATGTTCACGCAGATGCTGCAAGTTGTGCTACAGGTACAGACTGGATAGATTATAAAAACCCTGCAATGGCGGAAGGGTATAAGGGGTATCAAAGGGATGAGGTTTATAGGTTTGGGGTTGTACTACATGACCTTCAAGGTAACCCAGGGTTTGTTAACTGGGTGGGGGATATAAGATTTCCTTCTTACTATGACTTTGACCACACTGGAGGAGGAGATCTGTATAACTACACTTTATCTCAGACTAGAAGTACAACTCAGACTACTACAGGAGGCTTAGATAATGTAGGATACGCTCTTACAGGGTCTCATAGTGGTGCAGAGCTTCATATAGACATGAATACTGGTTTAGTGGGGAATATGGCAGATGGCAGCACGGCTTTAAGTCACCTAGGCGCAGGGTATGGTAAGAATATAGAAATAGACAGACATGAGATGTATGCTTTAGGTATACAATTCAATGTTGTAATTCCTGACCATTTAAAGCCCCTTACAAGTGGTTATAGTATAGTAAGGGTGGAAAGGAAAGAGATAGATAAAACTGTTCTAGGTATTGGTATGGGTAGCTGGATGTATCGCTTTAGTGATAAACAATCTGATGATATGAACTCAACCTTTCAAGTTGCTCATAGCGCTTATATGAATACCTGGCAATATGGAGCTGGTAATGACGCTGAGCAATCTGAGGATTATGGAGAGCTGAGGCACACGCTGATGAATATGGATAGCCCTGATTTTGTACTCACAGGTAAGTACCCAACTGCGGGAGACTGCGACTGGGTTCAAGTAGTGGGAGTCTTAAATACTGGTAGTTCTAGAAATGCATGGGAGAATGACTTTAAGTTTGAGGGGGCAGATACAGGGACAGATGATGATTTTTATAGAAAAATGTACGCTCACCAAATTGTACGTAGAGGAGGTACAACTTCGGCAGATACTATTCAGCATCTGTTTATGGACGGAGGTGATGCTGATGGGGCATTCTTTAAACCTATGAGGGCATTGAAGTTTCCTTCTGGAGGGTCTATAGACGGAACTAATGACTACCCTATGGGTATAAATAATGTAGGGATTGAGGTGAATGAGACTACATCCCAAGACGTTTACTCTGTAGGATGTGACACCCTTTTTGTAGAATTCCAAGGGTATACTTCAATCCCTGGTTTTTGGGGAGGTACAGCCGTTCTAACGGAGAATGACAAGATAGCTTGCCCTTATTGGGTGCATTGGTTACTTAGTGCAGGTTTCCCAGGAACGAGTCCGCAGCAGCTAAATAAAATATATTTCAACAACAATACAGATTACGACGACTCTGTAGAATACTTTGACGAGAGTGATCCATTAGATACATCTATGAGCGGTTCTGAGTCAGACTCAGGAGATAGACATAATAATCCTTGGAAGAGATCTAAACTGCAGGAGAAACCATTACTATCATGGAGAAAAGAAAGACCTACTCAGTACGGAGGTAACAGTTATGAAGCTAGGAGTAGAAGTGTCTATATGAGTACGGGGGTTTTTGTACCAACAGAAATTTCTAATACAGACGAACCCCTCGATGTGTGGGGAGGCGACATGTTTATTCACTTCTATGACTTTCAGAAAATGAGAAGGTATCAAGAGGGACAGTCCCCCGATGACTCTTTTAACAACACTACTTCTGGTCCATCTAAAAAACATTCTTTTTCTTTCGTTATACCTGTAGAGAGTACTATTAATATAGGGTTAAGAACAGGATACCATTTTGCTAATAAAGATGACTTTACAGGTAAGGAGGAGAATGGGCTTCAGCTAGATCAGTACGAATATGATCAAGTGTATTCTGCGGAGGCAGATCTTACAGAGTTTTACCCTAGGGCTTACAACTATGTAGAGGCAGATGAATTTGACTCTAGAGTCCTATACTCACAGTTAAAAACTAATGGGGATAAAGTAGATTCATGGAGACAATTTAAGATGAACGATTACAGAGATGTGGATGGGGCATATGGTCCTATAAATAAAATTGTACATTTCTCTGACACTATATACTATCTACAGGATAGAGGTGTAGGGGTGTTATCTATTAATCCTGTAGCTATAACAACACTAGCAGATCAGTCTTCTATTGTGTTAGGTACTGGAGATGTTATACAAGACAGTAGATATTTAAGTACAGGAGTGGGATGTAAACATCAATGGTCAGTTCTTTCAACTAACAAGGGATTATATTGGCTAGACATTCTAACTAATTCTATATACAAAATTAACAGGGAGGGAACTATGGAGCTTTCTAGAGTTAAAGGTATGAAGAGTTATTTTGAAGGTGTTTTAGAGGGTAGTGAGTTCTCCTTACTGCCTACAGGGGATAACCCTGCATGGCATTCAGGAGTTACAACAGGGTTTGATTCTAAAAATAACGAGGTTTTATTCTCTTTCTTGAAAAGAGAGTATATCCCTTCCTATACCCCTAACACTGCCCCAGAGTTAGAGATAACTTTAGCAGAAACTTTAGTGTACAGTGAAACTACAGGAACATTCACATCTTTTTATGATTTTGCGTCACCTTTCTTAGTAAATATGCAAGACAAATTATTGTCTGTGCACCCTGATACGCAGTATAATGTATTCCTACACAATACAGGGGACAGAGGTTCGTGGTATGGTATAGTGCATGACTCGGTATTAAAGTATATAGTTAATCAGTTTCCTACTGAGACTAAGGTCTTTGACTCATTTACATGGCATATGGAGGGAGGTGTATGGTCTTCCATTTACTGTACCACAGATCACCAAGAGTCTTTAACAGTCGCTATGGTTGATGAGGTGAATATGTGGAGGAGAGAGAGAACATGGAGAACCCCTGTACCTAGAGGTAAAGATCAAACAAGATTAAGGGATAAATATCTTATAAACACCTTTATATATAATAACGACAGAACTCCGAAATTTAGAGCTCATTACATAGAAACTAAGTTCAGAGTGTCAAAAAGATAGTAAAAATTTGTATATTTGAAGAATTATGCCTATACAACCTAATAAAGATAATTTAATAACTTACAGCTCCTTACAAGGAGATAGACGTTCATTCACTGGAAATCAGAGAAAGGATGACTATATAAACAAGCAATTACTTACAGGTAAGTGGGGGTATGACGAATCTTCAGGAGGGTTATCTAGGCTGAAGACCCCTGTTAAGGTGTCCAAAAATAATCAAACATCTGGGAAATCAGATTACTATGAGTCAGGACACAATATAAATGAGGAGGAGTTAACTCAGTCTTACATAGACGGTACAAATAAAAGTAAACGAGCTAAAGATTCTTATCTAAATGCAGGGCATTCTGCAGTAGTTAATAACCCAGCATTCAAAGCTGCAGCGTTTATGACTCCTCCAGGGATGATTATAGGCGCTATGGAAGGAGCTGCTAATATAATACCTGATTCATACAACTTTGCTAAAGATCCTTCGTGGAAAGGTGCAGGTTCTGTAGCTATGGACGCACTAATGATGACCCCTGCAGCCGCAGGAGCCGCTAAAGAGGTAAGTAAGGCTGTTGGTAAAGCTATTAAAACTCCTGCAGCGAAAGAGCTTCTAAATAATAGTGAATCTATGCGTAGTAGAATTAACGCACTTAGATACCTTAAAATGAGAGCTACTCCAGGAAGGTACAGTAAAGCTAAGAAAGCTCTGAAGGACGCTAATAATGCTAATGCTAAATATTGGAATGACCCCAAAACTGAGGAGGCTTTTAAAACCTTATATAAAGGAGACTTCGTTCCTCATATAAGCGACAAGTTTATAAACGGAAAAGGGTTACTCCCTTCAGGAAAGATAGACGGGGTATTGTCTAGGCATGGGAGTGATATAAATTCCGCAGGAAGGGCGATAGAAAATATACGAAATCAAGGGTATTTAAATAAATTTCCTTCAATGAAGGATGTTATGAGCAGAGCTTGGAAAGGTGAAGAGCAGTTGGTAGGACTTCAAGGTAACCCTCAGGGGCTTGGCTATACCTCTGGAGTAAGTAAAGGAAGCCCTTATCAATATGGGTATAAGCAGGTTGATAACATCTCGTCTGGAACTTACTTTGATAAAGCAACTAATTGGGCAAAAGACCCTAAAGAAGTTCTTAGGCGTCAGAACTACGTAGACCCTATACTGTCACCTGAAAGTATAAGAGGAACAGTTATACACGAAGGTAATCACGGAATTACTGCGGACGGACTCGCTGAATCCCCTCGTGTTGCAAATTTATTACAGAAAGCGTGGAATTTTACAGATGACCTAGGAGAGAAACTTACACACCCAGAGTATGGGGATGGATTCTCTTTAAACGCAAGGGGTAAGTACATCACAAGTAATGACGAGATGTATGCCCGTATGCAGGAGCTTAGGGATGGTATAGGTATAAAACCTGGTCAGAAGATTACTGGTGAGGAGTTTCATGCAGGACTAGTCGATAATATAGGTAAATTTGAGAAGTCTCAAATAGCACCAGACTTTTTTAAATCGATAGATTCCTTTGGAATGGTTAACGCTATGAACGGACTTCCAGTAGCTGTAGGAGCTGCTGCTATTATGGGCCCAGAAAAGGACACAGAAGTAAACAATACAAAGATGAAATATAAAAAAGGTGGTTGGTTTCAATCAACTAAAGCGGGTAGAGGAGTAAGAGATGTCGCAAGACTCTCAGTAAACTCTGCGCTTAATCCTGTAGAAGGGTTATTAGGAACTGATTTTGGTTTTGATGAGAAATACGGATATAGTAACGACTGGGCTAAAACCGCAGGTAAAGTTACTGAAGGTGTTGGGACTGCTATAGGAGGGGTTGCTAACTCTTACGTAAACACTATAGTGCCAGGTTCTGGAGCGGCTTTAAAGGCTGTGGGTTCTGGATTAGAAAATTCAGGGGTAACTCAGGCGCAAGACGGACCAGGAGCTATAGGGACACAAGTAGGGCAAGCTGCAGGTATATTTATGGGAGGAGAACCTCCTATCTCAGCTGAAGATGGCGTGAAGATGAAGAAGTACGGAGTAGGAGGTAAAGCAGACTTAGAAGCTGAGGGGGGTGAGGTAGTTCTTACTCAAGGAGGCGCACCTAATGCAGCAAACGCTAATGCTTCTATGACTAAATTAGGAGACGGGGCTTACAAAATAAATGGAAACTCTCACGGAAAAGGTGGAGTGGATATGGAAATGCCTAATGGTGAGAGTGTTATAATAAATAAAAAAGATGCTCCTATTGCTCAGAAATATATAAAGCTTTTAGAGACTGCCAAAAAGGATTCTAAGAGTGGAGACTTTATAACTAAAGCTACTGGGGACTTAAATGTACCTAAATACACTAAAGCTTTAGATGGCATTGTTGCTGCGCAACAGGCTAGAAATGGAAATAAAAGTAATGTTATGAAAGCTAAAGACGGTAGTAAATGGGATGGAAAGAAAATCCCACAAACGATGAATCCTAATATATTCCCACAAGATATATCCTCTTCTATACATGGATTAGGGTTTGACCCTCAAAGTATTCCAGGAAATGAAGCAGGGTCTTATTCTAATATGGATAGAAGTGTTTCCTTACCTAGGTATGGGCTTGAGAAGCAAAACGGTCAGAGACCTTTTGAAGGGAGAAGAGAGTATGAGTTAGACAATAGAATGTTTAATAAAAACAGACATTTTGAGCAAGGGGGGAGATACATGAAAGCTGAAGACGGGGTACAATTTAACAATCCTCTTCCTTTTGATCCTCACGGAGAGTGGGCATCTGCAGGCGTTTATTCAATGATGGGTACAGGTAATATTCACAATCAGTCAGGAAACCCTATAAGCAATAACTTTTTACAAGATGGACAAACATCTGGTCCTGGGTTTATGGAAAGGTCTAATCAAATACCTTCTATCACTAGAGGTGTGGAGCCTTTAGGGACAACTTCCTCTCCCCTTTCAGGGAGGGAATCTCAACCTCCTTTAAACATAAATGAAGCTCATAATAAATTATTCGGTACCAACCCTCCAACACAAGTGTCCGCAGAAGGGCGACAAGCTAGAGGAGAGTATGAGACACAACAAGCACAACAAGCACAACAACAGACAGCTAACGCTAACGCTTCAAGTTTTGGGGTTTTTGCAGGCGACATGAATGCAGAGGCTCCATTCCAAGGGAACGGCCCACAAAATATGCCTGAAGGGTACACTACCCCAGAAGGATACCAAACAACCCCTAGACCTCCAGCAAAAGTAACCCCACAGAGAGGAGGTAGATTCGATAAACTTAGTGAGATGTTTAAAGGAAAAGGTATGAGTAATCTTACCCCTTATGCATCTTCTGCATATAATATAGGGATGGGAATTGCAGGTATTATAAATCCTGCTGAAGGATTGGATGCAAACGACTATACTACAGAGAAATTAAAAGACCCTAAAAAAATAGATCCTTACTCACAAACAGCTGAGGCTAACCAAATCTCTGCTACTTTCTTAAATAATGAATCTGACCCTGCAAGGCGTCAGGCGTATGCTTCTCAAATGGCACCTAAGATAGCTAAGACTTTTGGTGAGGTTAACTACTTAAACGATCAAAGACAGTCTGAGGTGGATAAAAGCAATATTGGTATAGCTAAAGATAACAACCAAGTTAGGTTGGGTATTAAAGGATATAATGATAAATTAGCCGCTGCTCCCTATGAGTTTTTAAAGGAAGGGTTTGGGCAAGCAGCTAACACATCTCTAGCTTTAGAGGGTAATGAGACTCTTAGGAGTATGTCAGGAACTTCTAATTATGATATGGGACAATACATAGCAGGCTTATCTCCCCAAGAGAGAGCTCAGTTTGGTAAACTATTAAATAAAGAATCATAATGGCAGTAAGAGGAATTACGGGAGCTATGATGGCAGGGCCAATGGAGCAAACCAAACTCGTACCCTTTGCGTACGACCAAGTAAGACAGAGAAATTTAGATTTAGAAGCAGCTAGAGGTCAAGGAATGGAAACTACTCTTGAGCTTCAGAACGCTATGGATGCTTTAGGATCTATCCCTGGTACAGAGGATGATGCAGAAGTGCTAACTAAGCCTTTTCAGGACAGGTTAGATAAGATACACGAACAATACGGTAACGACTTAGGTAGAGCTGCCCCTGATATTCAGAGGCTGGCTTTTGACTTTATGTCGAATAAATCTAAAGAAAGTAAAGAGCTTTCTAAAGCAGGCGCCTCTAGGGCGTCTCTTCAAGCTTCTATAGACGAGATGGTTACGGCGGGCACATTAGACCCTAGCACAGGAGCTGCTTATTTACAACGGGCTACTTCTGAATTTAACTCATCCCTAGATGCTTACAAAAAGGGAGAGGGAGATATGTACTCAGGCGCTGTATTTAATGGTACACCTGTGGCGAAGCCAGACATTAAAGAAGATATTTTTAAAATACAGCCTTTAATAAAAGCGGATACATTTGAATCTTTTGGATATATACCAAAAATTGGTAAAGATGCAGACGGTAATGAAATTATCACAGGTTATGTAGATGGCGAAACAATGGTTAAGTATAGTGATGCTGAGGTTAGAGAACGCCTTACATCTAATATGCTTAAATCCTTAGGGTATGGTGCCTATGCTGACCAACAAGTAGATCTTGGGCTAGCGGGACCAAGGTATGACGGTAGTGGATTAATGGGAGTTGAGAGTAAGATAAACCCTTTACTACAACCTCTAAGCAGTGACCCAAAAGTATCTGAACAGCAAATTAAAGCTGCGGGAGCTACGAGTGAAAAGGAGTACCATCAAATACAAGGGCTAGAAAAGTCCAGAGTACAAAGCATGCACAAGAAAAAGATAGCTGCTGCAGTGGATAAATATGACATGACTCCTGAGGAAGCGGAGAACGCTCTAGCGGAATCTCAGTGGAAAGGGTTACTTTCCGATGGTGTTATCGATGATATAGCAAAGGCTTCACGTATTGGCGCATTTAAAGAAGAGACTATAAAAGTTAAAGATTCTACTCCTCAAAAAACATCTATAGAGTCTAAGGATCTTCCTTATAATACAGGAAGTACGTACACTACAGATGATATTCAGCTTGGTTCTAGGCCTAACTCAAACAGTGCGGGTATTAAAGAAAGACTGGAATCAGAAGGAGCTGTTCTAGAAGGGAAGAAGTCAATACTTGCTCGACCTAGTACCAGCCCTGAGATGAAAGAAGTTCTTAAAGGTGAGATAGCTGAACTAGAGAATAGTATGGATAATATATCAACAGCTTACACTCCTTTTAAAGTAGCAGAATTGTTAACTAGGGTAGATAGGGGAGCATTAACCGTTAAATTGGAAAAAGTAGGTTTGTCTTTACGCGGTACTGAAAAAGTAAGCCAAGAACAGGTTGAGGAAGCTCAAGAAGATACAAATAAAGCTTTAATTAGTTTTTACAATCTTGACCACGCTTATAAATCAGAAAATAATAATATTGATATAGGATCGTTTAATGAAGATATTAACTTTACCTTAGGTTTGGGTGAAGAGGACTTACAAGCTAGACTTAAAGATCCAGAGCATGTATTGCCTACAGGTACTAAGTTGGCAGATATAGCACATATGGTTAAAGATGTTAGAACCAAGTTTGCTAGATTTGAAGACTTAGAATCCCTAGAAATGACTGCAGATTTCTATGTACCTTCTTTGAAAGCTGAGGGAAAAGAGACGGAGCCTGAGAGAATGAATGTAAACAGGAGAGGTGCAGCTATTGTTGCAGGATACCTAAGACCTACAGACCCTTTAAATGAAAATGTATATATAGGAGATATTGTTAAAAACGAGCTCTCTGATAATGCTTTAAAAATAAATCAAGATTTCGGGGGAGAGAATAACTCTGCTTTATGGGCACCTCAAACTTATTTTGCAGGATACTTCGATGGTAAGCCTACATTCCTAATGGATATGGCGTACTACCAAGAATCTAAAGGAGGGGACCCTAAAAGGATACCACTAAACCTTATGAATAAATATAAGTATGGAGGAGAAACATTTAAGGCAACTGGAGGTAAACGCCTAGTTCATCTAGGAGATGAAGGGCCTAGGGCTGTTATTGATTTAATAGCACAACGTACTAAGGATATTACACATAAATTAGAGGCAAAGAAGACTGGAGAAGCTATGGAGGCTGCTCTGGAAGTGCAACGTCTAAGCTTCAATATAGATATGATGCCTAAATTGCAGGGAACTGGTATAGAGGCTGCGCTCTCAGAGAACTTCATAACTGGCCCTGAAGGAGATACAGAGGGTGCTATTGGTAAAGTATCTAGGACATTACCTCCTGGTTTTTGGAATAATATTCTTGACCATAACAATAAAGATGATGAGGGTAACCCCACGGTTATTTTTGATGACTCTAAAAACAGAATGAATGTGGAGAAGGTTACATACCCTGACGGGCGTGAGGAATACTCCTTATACTTCCTCCCTTCTTTAGCAAAGGAGTCTGGAGACGTAGCTAACGAAAGAGATTACCTGTCATTTAAAGGACAGAAATCTTGGGGTAATTTAAGTGATTTAATATTTGGACTTAAGAAAGGTAAAGATCTTGCACAAGAACAGTATGATTCTTTATCTGGATTATTATTAGACAAAGCAAATCAAAAATAATGGCAGAACTTGATGACTTAGTAACAGAGGCTGTATCGACAACCCAACAACCCTTAGGTACAGATAATTTACCTACAGGAGCACCCAAACCTCTAGAGGTACCTAATATAACCTTCAGAGGTGTTAGTGATCCCTCTTTAGGTAGGGAAGCATCAACAGGTCTTAGAGATTTAGTCTCTAAGGCTGGTTCTAACTTTACTATCACAAGTGCTTCTAGAGAGGATACTAGTAGCCTTCATGGGACAGGTAATGCCATTGACTTTGGAGTTAAAGGTACAGACGGTAAAGATTTTCTGAACTTCTTCTTTGATGATGATGCAGGTACTAAGTTAAGTAAATCTGGTAGTCAGTTTTTAATTAACAACAATGCAGAACTAGTAGATGAAAGAACTAACCCTGATGGGGAGCATTTTCATCTAGAATTTAACGCCAAGGATGGTCCTACTTTCATCAATGCAGAGGGGGAGCAGTCCGTGTACGCAGACGGGAAGTTAACTACTTCTGGAAATTATCCTATTTTTGGAGTTCAAAATTCTTTCAAGGAGAATCCATTCAATCTTAGCTCTACATATGCAAGTGTATATAATGAACTATTAGAAGAAGGTGCTAAGTCCTTAGATATAAGCCAAGGAAGCCCTTATATGAATGCTATGTACAGGTCTAAAGGAAGCCCTTCTGCAGGTAAAGTAAAGGGTGAGACAGATATGGATAATTATTCTGTATCAGACCCAGAGGCACCTAAGTTCGATCCTTATGTAGAGGATAATATAAGAGCTTACGGTAAAAAAGGTAAAGCTGTTCAGTATTATAAAGATAAAGACTGGGAATGGAATTCTAACATACTCGAACATAAATCTGAGGCAGGGTTCCGACAAGAGCAACGTAACAGAGGTGTTACTATGTTTGAAGGTAACAACAGAACAGAAGCTGCAGGTAGACTTCAAAGTAATTGGAATAAGCTAGGTAGGGGATTAGGTACTATGGCAACTAGTTTTGCTCAAGTTACCTCTGCAACAGCAGCTTCTATAATTGTAGGGATACCTACAGCTATAGATACAGGTAGGTTTAGTGGTATATACTCTAACCCTGTTAATACTGCTATAGAAGAAATGGTTAAATGGGAGGGAGAGAAATTTCCGCATCATGACACCGAAGAACAAAAGAATACCACTGTAAATGCAAACTTCTGGACAAAGCAATTACCTCAAGGTATTGGATTCTTAGCGGGAGCAGCTATGTCGGGTGGTGCAGCAGCAGAGATGAAGTTAGGGGGTAAGATGTTTAAAACATTAAACCGACTTAACCCTAAATCTATTTGGAGATACCACACTGCTCAGTGGAGAGCCCAAAGTTTAGGATTATCTATGGAGAAGTCTCGTCGTATGGTAGACTTATTAGGGAAAACTGCTACAAAATCTAAAGCAGCTAACTTCTATGGGGCAGGTATTATATCTGCATTTGGGGAGGCGAGTATAGAATCTAACAGCATTTATTGGGGTAGTGTTAAACAACTTCAAGAGTATAGAGAGCAAGGAGACCCCAGATATGTCAACATGAGTGATGAAGAGATAGAAACCGCAGCAGCGTCTTACGCTAATGTGGGGTTTTTAGCTAACGTCGCTGTAGTAGGATCTACTAACCTTTTGATGTTTAAAAACCTATTTAAAGGAGGATATAAAAGCACGTCTTCTAATCTCCTGAAAGGATTAATAAAACGTAGAGGATTAAAACTAGGAGTTAAGGAGTATTCTAAAAAAAGATTGTTTACTAAATCTAAGTTATTATCCTTAAAGAAACCATTGGCTGAGATGTCCGAAGAGTGGGCCCAATTCGCAATAGAGAAAGGTGCTCATGATTATTTTGATTACGAGTATAGCCCTGAGAAGAAGGGGATTGCAAGTTTTATTGATGGGTTTGTAGGCATTACAGGGTCTATGGGTAGAGGTATCGCAAAAACTCCTACAGAAGTAGAAGGTAGACAGTCTATGCTTTTAGGATTCATGTTAGGATTCCTAGGAGAGCAAGGTGGAAGGTTTACAGGGTCTCCTACAGAGGCTCAAACTTGGACAGCTAAATACGAGAACACTAAAAAATTAGTGGAGGATTTTAATATATTAACTGAGGATGGTGAGCTGTATAGACATATAGACGCTATGGCACGAATGGAGGCCAGCGAAGGTGTGCATCTTGACGCTTTAGAGAAGGGTGATATATATCAATCTAAAACTCAAGAGTCCATAAAACTATACCACACTCTTAAACTAGCTCAAGAGCTAGGTCAGATGGATGTTATAGAGAGTATATTAGAGGATGCATCTAAAATGTCTGAGGAGGAGTTTGGTGAAACCTTTAGTATCGCTGGGTATGAGGAAGGCAGCGAAGCTAATAAAGAGCTTTTACCTAATAGGTTAGATGTTAATAAACAAATAGATTCTGTTAGGTCGAAAGTGAAAGACTTTAAAAGTTCTTTCTCCTCAGTGGAGGAAGGTATAGACTCTATCATAGGAGACATAGCTAGTAAGTTTAAAGGAAGCCCTGAAGATTTAGCTAAGGCTTTACCTTATTTAAAATCTGTTTTAACATACTACTCTTTCATGTCTAAGGATATGGATAAAAGAGAGGCTGAAATTAAGTCTGAGATGGCTGAGTTATCAGGAGGTATTCTTAATATAACTGATCTGGACAGTATATCCACAAAGCAAAACCCTAAAGAAGGGGAGTCGTTTTGGGATAAGGCAGCAGCTATGTATAAAGATAAGTCCTCTGAGTGGGAAAAGTCTAAAAATCCTAATGCTGTAGACAAGGTTAAAGGTATGCAACTATTTATAGATGCAATGCGTATTAGCGAGTCTAAGAGACACTTTAGAGAACTTGTTAATGGATTATATAATAGTCCTCAAGACACTTTAAACAAGGCAGCTAAGGCTGCTCCAGAAGCAGTGTCTCCTGCAGCGGGAGAAGAGGCAGATAATATTATCCAAGAAGGTAAGTCCGAGGAAGAGGTTGAAGAAGAATTAAAAAGACAGAAAGAGAATACAACAGAGGAAGCGCCAACAGCTGCTGAACCTACGTTTGAAGAAGGGGCTGAGGAATTGGCTAAGAAATTAGGTGTAGACTTTTCTATGATGGAAGGTACTGGACCACTTGACGCGAACGGTAATCCTACTATAACTAAAAAGGATGTAGAAGCTTACGCTAAGAATAAAACAAATAGCATACCCTCTAAGATAAAGGACATAATAAAAGAGCTTACGGATAATCAAGACTTTATTAAACTTTCTGAGGATGGATCACATTATATAAACACTAAGACAGGAAAACAGTATAGACGTGTAACTCACACAATAACAGAGACTGACCCTGAAGAATCTCCAATGCTTAAAAGTGCTCAGGAGATAGGGACAGCAGTAGATGAGTTTGTTAGAGATTTCTTTAGCCCTCAAGGTTTAAAAAAGATGAGTACATATACTTTTGCTGCTGGGCCTTTACTTCATGAATTTGCAGCTCACCTAAAAGAACTTAAGAAAGGATTTGACTCTAGGGGAGAGACAGTACTTTCTGAGGAAATTGTTTTATATAACGACGAGCTAGGAGTTGCAGGTACAGTCGATTTACTTACATATGATAAAGATGGGGTTTTCCGTATTTATGATATGAAGACTATGAGAGGTGACCAGTTAGTGGATAAAAGGGCAGGGGAAAAAGTATCTAAATACGACTCAAAAGCATTTGGACTATCCAACAGAGAGAAGCATCAGAGACAGTTATCTGTTTATAGAATATTATTAAATAACACTCACGGTATTCTAGCCAAAGAGTTAGTAGTATTAGCTATTCCTGTTTATTACCAACCAGGAGGTAAAAAAACAAATAGACTACCTTCTTCTAGGAAGCCTATAAAGAGGGTGGAGGTAGTGCCTTTAGATACAGTACCATTACCTAGAAATACTGAAGACGCTGTCCTTAACAAGGCTAAGTCTAAAGGAGAGCAAACTGTTCCTCCTGGAACAAAGCCTCCTGTTAAGAAATCCACAGAGAAAGATGCTCCTATACCTGATAACGCTCAAGATGACTCTAAGTCTATTGAGGATCAGGTAAATAACGTTGATAACTCTTCAGGATTCCTTTCAAACATACTTAAAGCAGCTTGGAAATCCACTAGGAATTACTTCAATGGTAAGGGTAGTGATAAAGTAACTTCTGACTTTTTAGAAAATCCTAATACAGGTAATATGAAGGGTAAGAAGGTTAACTTTATGTTTGACTTAGTTTACATGGCCACTCAAAAGAAGACTGCAGCTCTAGTATCTAAGGTTAAGAACAAAGAAGATTTAACTGATGAGGAATTAGGAAAGTTAGCTATTAAAGGTGAGCTTCAAGTGGATAATGAGGATGGCCCTGTGGTAGTGTATGTACACGAAGAGGGACATATCCATAAATTCATGAAGCCTGCTCTCCAGGATAAGGCTATTGAAGACTTATTAGAATATAGAAGAGCTATTTATAAGGCTTATCAGGAAGGTAAAACCCCTACAACTACTATCACTAGAATGTCTGGGGGTCATATAACTGTTAGAAAGAACAAGGATGGTAGTTTCGAGAGAAATAATCCAAGAGTTGTTGTTAATGGTGGGTTCACTAAAGGTAGAAAAGAGAAATTAGTTCTTTTAGCCAATAGTAATACTCAATATACTGACGAATCCAAGGCGCCTCATCCAGGTCTTATTGATTTTCAAGCAAGTCCTAAAACGAATGGGGCTATCTACACTATCTTAAGGATGGCTAATGGTAAACCTTTCCCTCTTAGATTGTTTGTATCTAATGTAAGTGAGGATATGGCTAGTGTTATTGTAGATATTTATGCAGCAAAAGCATCAGGACAGCTAAAAGCTTTAAATTCTAAAGTATCTAAAGAAGACTTAGAAAGCTGGTCAGGGAAGAGCCCACTAGTTGAAGGGTTTATGAAGTACTTTGGTAACAGAAAAGGTAGAGGTACTTACTCTCAAATGTTAAGTTTGATTACTTATGAGGGGAATACTCCTGCGTTTAAGTTTGATGTGAAAGCAAAAACACTAACTTTGGGGAATATGACTATTCCTCTAGCGGAAGTAGAAAGCCGTAAGGCAGAGATAGTTTCATGGATAACTGAAAACAAGAGATTTAACGTTAAGATGTCTGAAGCTAATAGTGTTAATAACTACGAGTATAACGACTGGTTAGCAGATAATGGTATTATCTATACCAACGCTAGAGCTCACCAAGCTACAGGCTCTTCATTTGTTCAGCCTTCTTTAGAGTTTGGGCCCATAGAAAGCGAGGACAGAAAACCTTTACCTAAGAAGACTGCTAAGCCAAAGGCTAAACCAAAGAAGACTGCAAAAACTAACGCAGAATCTACAGAGGACAATAAAACGTTTGTTAAAAATTCAGTTATCAAGACTCCTATGTTTCATGGGACTGAAACTGATTTTGATGAATTTGCAGAAGATAAGAAAGATTTAAAATTCAGAGGTAAAGGAGCAGCTAAGATAGCTGCAGAGGGTAGGTCTAAGGTTACTTTCTTTTCTAGTGGGAAAGAGTTATCTAGTCAGTATGCTAATCAAGACCCAACTAACCCCTCACCAGGGGCTAGACTGATAGAGTCTTACTTGGATGTACGAAACCCTTTTAATATAACAGACAAGTCCACTTGGGGGGCTTTAATAAAGGAAGGGTCTTTATCTAGGTTACTGTCTATATCTGATTCTTTAGCTATGGGTCACTACGAGCTAAGTAGCGAAGAAAACGGCAGTGGCGAAGGGTTGAAGATTTTAATGAGTAAGCTTTCTAAAAAAGACAGCAACGCCATACAGTACAGGTTAGATAACCCTAACCCTAAAAAGGTTTTAGATGGTAAGGGTAATCCTCAGCCTGAGCACATTGAGCATAGTGAAGTGACTAGGTTAAAACTAGAGCTGCTTAAAGCTCAGGGAGAGTTAGCTGTAATCACTGAGGATGCATCAGAGTTTACAGATAGTGAGGGGAAACCCTACATGTACAACTCTGCGGGAGCGGGGAATAACTGGTCCGCATTGGAGTATATACTGGAAGACGGTGAATATACCGAAATAGGTCGCTATGGAAGTTCTCGTAAACCTTTTAAAGGTCTTAGAGGGTTAGGTTATGACGCTGTAATAAATGTAGAAAGTGGGTTTACTAACGTAGGTGTATTTAGCC